TATGTAAATGGTATAGACAAGTCCTCTGCGACCTCCATAGCCGATTTACTTGAAATTGATGAACCATCACATATTGTTATTGTATTTACTAATCCAATTTCAAATACAATTCAATTTAATTACGAGTCATCAGGCGGAGGGAACCATTTATATAACAATATATCTATATATAAAACAGCCCTAACGCTTACTCAGGCACTTACTCATTTTAACTTATATACTGGAAAGCCATCATTGCAGGTATTAGAACCTGTCATAACATTGACAGAAGAAGATGCAGAGTACTACAATAATGAGTGGGTTGTAATACAATCAGTATAGTTTTGTCACACATGGTGACAAGATCTGGACTTTTGTTGCAGATAATGGTAAAATAAACAACTATGGACATCAATAAGATTAATACCAAAGTGCTGGATGAAGAGACAAGACTTGGTATATATGTGTGGGAAATGCCAGACGGAAGATGGGTTGGAGACGATGAGGGAAACTTTTTATCAGTCACAGCCATGAAAGGCAATAAGACCAAAATTGATGCATTAGTAAGCGAGGTTAGCTCATATGGAATATATGAAGGCCAGCCAAAATTCCTTTCAGGACGTAGAAAAATTGATGATGAAGAATTTGAGTATCAGCAAAAAAGACTTGAGTGGGGATTAATTCCAGATCCACTAGATGTTGGAAACCACAAAGATGAAATGAAGAAGTTAATTCTTCCTAAATAAGGAGACTATTATGGAGTTTGTACAAGACAACGATTCAGAGTCAACAAGCAGAATTGAAATTTCTTCTGCGGCTGATCTTTTTAGATTAAAGAAAGAGCCAGAGATGGATCCAGTAGACCCATTCATGATGCAGGAAGATTCATTAAAGAAAGTATCTGGGTTAAGCCCAGCATTTCGTCGTAAAATAAGTAGAGAAATATCTAAGTCTTTTACTGGTAGAGAAGATACTGGAACCCAGCAAAATCTATTGGCACAAGCTGTTACTGGCTATGCCATGTTTGATTTGATTGAGCCCCCATATAACCTAGAGTACCTTTCAAAGATTTATGAAATTTCAACTTATAACTATGCAGCAATTAATGCGAAGGTGGCAAATATTGTTGGACTGGGTTATGATTTTACAGAGACTAAGAAAACAAATGACGCATTTGATTCAATTGAAGATCCAAAGCAATTAGAGAGAGCACGTAGAAAGCTTAATAAGTTAAAGCAAGATCTGCAGCTTTGGTTGGATTCAACAAATGATGAAGATACATTTACACAAACTTTAATTAAGGCATACACAGATTTAGAAGCAACAGGAAATGGCTACATTGAAATTAGCCGTACAACTGCAGGCAACATCGGATACATTGGTCATATCCCAGCAAAGACGATGCGTGTACGTAGATTAAGAGATGGCTTTGTTCAATTGCTATATGGTAAGGCTGTTTACTTCCGCAACTTTGGAGACATGGAAACAGAAAACCCAATTGCTGGACAAGAAGATCGTCCAAACGAAGTTATCCATCTAAAGAAGTATACTCCAACAAATAACTACTATGGAATTCCAGATATTATTGCAGCACAGAATGCGTTGGCTGGAAACGAATTTGCTGGAAAGTATAACCTAGATTACTTTGAGAACAAGGCTGTCCCTAGATATATTATTACAGTTAAGGGAGCAAAGCTTTCTGCAGAATCAGAGCGAAAGCTTCTTGAGTTTTTCCAGGTTGGGCTAAGAGGTAAAAACCATAGATCTCTATATATCCCACTTCCAGCAGATTCAGCCGATTCAAAGGTTGAATTTAAAATGGAGCCAATTGAGGCGGGAGCACAAGAATCATCATTTAATGTTTATCGTAAGGCAAATAGAGATGAAATTCTATTAGCACATCGTGTACCAATTAATAAAATTGGAACTCCAGAAGGAGTTAATTTAGCGGTGGCAAGAGATGCAGATAAAACATTTAAAGAGCAGGTTTGCCGTCCATCACAACTTACATTAGAAAAGAAATTAAATAAAATTATTGAAGAAAAGACAGATGCCCTTTCTCTTAAATTCAATGAATTAACTCTTACAGATGAGGATACTCAATCTAAGATTGATGAGAGATATTTAAGAATGCAGGTAATTACTCCTAATGAAGTTAGAATTAGAAAAGGCATGATTCCACTAGATGGCGGAGACGACATGGTTGAATTAAAGCCACAACAGCAGGCTGAAATTAGAAGCCAAGCAAATAATACTCGTCGAAGAGAGCAGGAAAGACAGGCCAATTCTCCAGATATTTCTGGTGAAGGCAGGAATGCTCAGGGCGATGGAAGAACGGTTGAATAAATCCACTCAACCACTATTTGCCTTTTTATCTACAAATAGATAAAATTAAGCATATGAACATTGAAAAATCTAACTGGTCTTCAAATGGAAATAATCTCCATTTATCAGTTCCATTCACAAAGGTAAATCGTGAAAAGAGAACTGTATCAGGCTTTGCAACATTAGACAATATTGATCAAACTGGCGATGTAGTTACAATGGAAGCAAGCCTAAAAGCTTTTGAAAGTTTCCGTGGAAACATTCGTGAGATGCATGGTCCTACAGCTGTAGGCAAAATGCTTTCATTTAAGCCAGAAACTTATTATGATCAAGCATCAAAAGAATTTTATAACGGAGTATATGTAACATCATACATTTCAAAGGGCGCACAAGATACTTGGGAAAAAGTACTTGACGGAACTCTTTCAGGTTTTTCAATTGGCGGAAAAATTTTAGAATCAGACAATGAAGTTAACAAGGCAAACGGAGAGACAGTTAGATTCATTAAAAACTATGAACTAGTTGAACTTTCAATCGTTGATTCTCCTGCAAATGAATTGTGTAACATATTGTCAATTGAGAAGATGAACGGACAAATGATTTTTAAAGGCATGGCGGCAGAGGTAATAACAGAAAATATTTTCTATTGCGAAGAAAGCGACTCAGTCTTTGTTTCAACAGAAAAAGAATTTGATTCACCAGTATCTGGAAACCCAGCAACACTAATTGGTTGGGTAGAATCAAATGATGTTAACAAAGCAAAAGAAATAGATAGAATTCTTGATTTACACAAGTCAAGATCCACGTTGCCTGAAACACAAACAATAGCAAAACAGGCAAACGCAGAAGGAGGTAATGAAGTGTCAGAAAATACAGAAACCACAGTAGTTGAAGAGACTATTGTTGAAGAGACAGCACCTGTTGTTGAAGAAACACCAGCTGTTGAAGAAGCTCCTGCAGAAGATGCAGTAGCAGACGCTTCTGCCGAAACTCTGGAAAAAGCAGCCGATGTATCAGAAGTTGAGGTTGATGAACCTGATTTTGCAAAGATGTTAGGCGATCTAAAAGGCTTTTTCTCAGAAACTCTAAACAAGGCAACAGATGCAAATGCAGCACAGGTAAAGACTGTTACAGAAACAGTTGAATCTTTCAGCAAGAGCGTTGATAGCCGAATCACAGAGTTGGCAGAACAATACGATACACTATCAAAGACAGTATCGGATATCAGAAACACGATTGATGGCGTACAGAAGCGTGTCGATGCAGTAGAAGGTGAGACTGCAATTAAGAAGTCCTCAGACCTTGGCGGGTCTCAGGAAGTAAATACAATAAAAAAATCAAAATGGAACGGTTCTTTCCTCGGTTCCGTACAAGAATTAATTAGATAAACAAAGGTAGGTGAAAATATAATGAGTAATGAACTATTAGAAAAGTCAGTAGCAGCTAATACTCACGTCACAACTAACATGTCTGGTTCCGCAGTAGCGACAACTGGAGTACACGTTGGTTCTGAAGGTGAAGGTGGTCTACTAAACCCAGAGCAATCAGCTCGTTTTCTAGACTATATGTTCGACGCAACCGTAATTGGTAAGGTCGCACGTACAGTCCGCATGAAGTCAGATACAACAGAAATTGATCGTATGTCAGTCGGCGAGAAGCTTATGAAGCTTGCAACCGAAGCAGACGATACATCAGCTAACTCAGCTGTATCTTTCTCAAAGATTTCTTTGACAACAAAGAAGCTACGTCTAGATTGGGAACTTTCAACAGAGTCTCTAGAAGATAACATTGAGGGTCCAGACCTAGAGGATCACATTGCACGTATGATGGCAACACAGGCAGGTAACGATATTGAAGACGTAGTCCTCAATGGAAATACTGCTCTAACAGGAGATGCTCTTTACAAGTCATTTGATGGCGTTGTAAAGAAGGCAAAGGCAAGTGGACACGTTGTAGATAATGGTGGAGCAGCAATCACTCGTGCATCATTTAACTCTGCATTGAAGGCGCTTCCACGTAAGTACAAGCAACGTCGTGCAGACCTTCGCTTCCTCGTTGGATCAAACTTGATCCAGGACTTCCTATATGCAAACAGCATCGGTACTAACCAGACAATTCCACAGGATATTGCTTCAAGCATCATCCGTGGTGATGTTCAGCCAGTCTCAGGACCAGCAGGTTACGTAGCGCCTTATGCATTTGGTATTCCAATTGTTGAAGTTCCACTTCTAAATGAAGCACAGGACGGCGATTACACACTAGAGACAGGTAACCATGGAGACATCCACTTGACATTCCCAAATAACGTTGTTATTGGTGTTAAGCGTGATGTAACTGTTTACCGTTTCTTCTGGCCACGTAAGGACTCAATTGAGTACACAATGTATACTCGTGTTGGCGTCCAGATCGAACAATCTGATGCTTGGGTCGTTGTAAAGAACGTTAAGGTAGCATCATAATAGGATTTTAATCCGCAAGAAAGGCCCCCAATTAATTTTGGGGGCTTTTCATTTTAATTTAGTAATGCTATAATTAAAACACCTAGACTAAGGAGATTATATGTCATTTGACACATTAAAGGTAGCAGAGCTAAAGAAAATTGCAGAGGACTTTGCAGTTGAGACAAATAGCCTAAAGAACAAAAATGATATTATTGCAGCCCTTGCAGAAGAAGGCGTAACTTGGGCAGTATATGAGCAGACAATAAAG